GCGGTCCAGCTCGTCCAGCTCGCCCTTGGCCAGGGTGCCGGGCTTTTCCAGCAGCAGCGTGATGCGCCGGCTGACCGCGGACAGCGGCTCCTCGTCGGTAAGCATCTCGTCCCAGCCGCCCTTGGCGATCCAGTAGTAGACGATCCGCACGTTGGGCAGGCTGAGCTCGGCCTGGATTTCCTTCGGCTTGGCGCGGCGAAGGTACAGGCGCTTGGCGGTCTCTTTTATCTCGGTGGAGTAAGGCATGCGCCGCAGTTTATGCGGCAGAAAAGCGGCAAACGCGCAGCAAAATTCCGGGAAATTCCTATTTTCCGGAAATAGGAATGGAGCGGATTCAAAGCGTTTGAGGGGTGTTGGGGCGGTGCCTATGGTGGCGGCATCTGAACCCCGACAGAGCCGAAAAGTTCATGCCCCGCTCCCTTGTTACCGAATGGAAACGAGTCGCCACCAGCGGCAAGACGGCCGACGGCCGCACCATCGATGCGCAGGATCTGCGCGATATGGCCGAGGCCTACGACCCGGCCTTCTACACCGCCACGATCTGGTACGAGCACATCCGCTACTTCGGCAGCCTAGGCACCGTTGCCGAGCTGAAAGCCGAAGACGTGGACGGCGGCAAGGTCGGCCTGTTCGCCAAGCTGCAGCCCATCGAGTACCTGCTGCAGATGAACAAGGAAGGCCAGAAGCTGTTCACCAGCATCGAGATCCAGCCTGAATTCGCCGACACCGGCAAGGCCTACTTGGCCGGCCTGGCCGTCACCGACGAGCCCGCCAGCTTGGGCACCGAGCAGCTGCACTTCTCCCGCCGGGCCGAGAAAGGCGCCTTCTTCGCCAACCTGGAGCCGCTCGGCGATCTGACTGCCGCCGCCCCTGAATCCGACGAGGCCGCCGCACTTTCCTTCTTCGCCCGCGTGTTCAGCGCCCTCGGCAAGGGCGCTCCCGAATCCCCCGCAACCCCCAAAGAAGAGACCCCCTCAATGGACCCGAAAACCGTAGAGGCCTTTGCGGCCGCGGTGGACAAGCTCGGCACCGTGGCCACCAGCCTGGAAACCAGCGCTGCCACCTTCGCCGCCAAGCCCACCGAGCCCGAGAAGCCCGAAGGCACCCAGCCGGAAGCCGGCAAGGGCGAAGGCGACAAGGCCACCGGCATCACCGCCGAGCAGTTCAACAGCCTGAAAACCTCGCTGGATGAGCTGACCGACAAGTTCAACACCGCGCTGAACCAGGGCAAGGGCAAAGACGTGCCCAAGACCACCGGCGCCGCCGACGACCAAGTAGAGGCCGTGTACTGATATGAGCCTGAGCCAAGCAGCCCGCCTGAAATTCAGCGCCCTCTCGGTCGCCATCGCCAGCACCTACGGCGTGGAAACCGTGCGCGAGGAGTTCAACGTCTCGCCGACCCACGCGCAGACACTGAACGAGAAGATCACCCTCAGCTCCTCCTTCCTGTCACGGATCAACGTGCTCCCGGTCAGCGAGATCAAGGGCGAGAAGGTGATGCTGGGTGTGAACGGCACGGTCACCGGCCGTACCAACACCACCACCACCGACCGTGAAGCGCGCAACGTGCTGGGCCTGGACGGCCAGCCCTACGAGCTGCACAAGACCGACAGCGACGTGGCGTTGAAGTACTCCACCGTCGACGCCTGGTCGAAGTTCCCGAACTTCCCGCAGCGCTACTCGGCCGCGGTGCAGAAGCAGATCGCGCTCGATCGCATCATGATCGGCTGGAACGGCGTCAGCGTCGCCGCCACCACCGACCGCACCGCCAACCCTTTGCTGCAGGACGTGAACAAGGGCTGGCTGCAGATCGCCCGCGAGCAGGCGCCCGAGCAGGTGCTGGCGACCGGCGCGAAGGTCGCCGGCAAGATCCAGATCGGCGCGACCGGCGACTACGCCAACCTCGACGCCCTGGTGTTCGACGTCTCGCTGATGATCGACGAAGAATTCCGCGACGGCGGCGACCTGATCGCCATCGTCGGCCGCGACCTGCTCGCCCACGAGAAGGGCAAGTTGTACGCCGCCCAGGGCGACACCCCGACCGAGAAAGAACGCATCGAGATGGCCCAGGTGATCGCCACCTACGGCGGCCTGCCGACTTTCACCTGCCCGCACTTCCCGAGCCGCGGCGTGGTGGTCACCAGCTGGGACAACCTGTCCATCTACTTCCAGGACAGCAGCTGGCGCCGGCACATCGTCGAGAACCCCAAGCGCGACCAGGTCGAGGACTTCAACAGCCGCAACGAGGGCTACGTGATCGAGCAGCTCGGCAAGTTCGCTGCCATCGAAGCCGCCAACGTGGAGTTCGTCTGATATGAGCCTGGCCCTTGAGCACAAGCGCCGCATGCGCGAGCAGGGGCCGGCAGCCGCCACCGGTGCGCAGGCCTACACGCCTGCCACCGCGCTGGCCGGCCCGGCCAATGCCCAGAAGCACCTGGCGCTGATGAGCAGCGCCATGGCTGCGGACCTGGAGCGCATCAGCGCGATCAACAGCCGCGAGGCACGCCAGACACTCAAGCGCGACGAGCTGCTACCCAAGTACCTGGACTACGTGCAGCGCTACCGCGAATCGGGCCTCAACCACCCGAACCCGGTGTTGATGCAGGTGCTCGTCTGGCTGTTCGACACGGCGCAGTTCGAGGCCGGCATCGAGCTGGCGGACTTCGCCATCGGCCAGGGCCAGGAACTGCCGGAGCGCTTCAAGCGTGACGTGCCGACCTTCGTCGCCGACGAGCTGATCGAGTGGGCCGAGGCCGAGCACAAGGCAGGCCGCAGCCCGGAGCCCTACGTGTCGCAGCTGCTGCCTCGTGTGGATGGCAACTGGGATGGCTTCACCCAAGGCGGCGAGTCCGAGCGCCCCGCACCTTGGGAGCTGTTCGAGCGCATCCCGGCCCGCTACCACAAGTTGCTCGGCGTGCTCGCCATCGAGCAGCAGGCCTGGGCCGCAGCCATCAGCCACTTCAACCGTGCCACCGAGCTGTACCCGGAAATCGGCGTGAGCACCCGCCTGGCCGGCGCCGAGAAGGCGCTGCGCAAACAGCAGGCCGGCGACACCACGGAATAACCGACTACCCCCCCCAGCGGGGCCTGTCCGAGTGATTCGGCTGCTTGCAGTCCGTACCACCCAAGACAGTCACCCCGCTCTTATTCGAGCGGCCAGCGATGAGCTTTTCAGGTAAACCGACCACCCTGGTGGAGCAGACGATAGAGAACGACGGCTTCTGGCCGAACCTCTCCGTCGCCGAGTTCCAGAAGGGTTACCGCCTGCCGGCGGAGTACCTGGGCGAGCTGCTGGCCGACGGCATCACCTTCGCCATGGGCGAAGTGAACGTCGACCTGGTCAAGCGCAAGGTGGCTTGGCAGGCGGCAGGCGTCACCAGCGTGGAAAGTGCAGACCCTACGGTGCTGCCGGAGCGCACATTTCACGCAGCGACGTACAAGCGCGCCGTGTACTGCCGCGCCAAGGCCTACCTGCTGCAGCAGTTCGCCACGGTGAACCGTCGCGAGTCGGCCGAGAACCTGGCCAAGGAAGCCCCCGCCACCGAAGCGCAGTTCCTCGCGTTCAGCCAGCAGGCCGTGCGCCTGTTGCAGGGCCGTGGCCGGATCACGGCGGTGCTGCTGTGAACAAGCTGCGTGCGCTGACCACTTTCCTCCTGGAGCGCCAACTGGTGGCGCCGGAGCAGCTCGACAGCTGGGCCGAGCAGATCACGCTGAACCTGACCTGGAAGCCGGACGTGGACGGCCTGCACCTGGGCGACATGCGCTACCGGGCGGTGATTGTGATGGAGCGTTTCGCCGACCACCCCGGCCGGCTGATGGCGTTGCTGGGCAGTTGGCTGGAGAGCGCCGACCCGGACCGCCCGGACGACCTGCCGGCACCGACCTTTGACATCGAGCAGCTGGACAGCGACCTGGCCGACGTCGAGCTGACCCTGGAATTCATCGAGCCGCAGTACCTGGCCGAGGCGGAGGACGGCGAGATCGAGGCCTTCGGCAAGCGCTGGGCGTTCGTGCCGTTTGACCTGTGGGTGGCTGAGCAGGGGGAGGTGGCCAGTGGCAGCCAGTAACCCGTTCAACCTGGACGTGCGCGGTCTGCTTGAAGTGGACGCGCAGCTCGCGCTGCTGAGCCTGCCGCCGAAGCTGCGCCGCCGGCTGATGAACCGCACCGCCCTGCGCATCCGCACCGAGTGGCGCAAGCGCGTACGCACCCAGACAGACCTGCACGGCAGCGCCTTCACGCCGCGCGCCCGCAAACGCAAGAAGGGCCAGAAGCCGAAGATGCTGACTGGCCTGGCCACCGGCATCTCCGTGGTGCGCCTGACCGAGGACGCCGCCGAGCTGGGCTGGGGCAAGCGCAAGACCGCGATGATCGCCGGCATCCACAACGCCGGGATGGTCCAGCGCCGCACTGCCAGCCAGATGCGCGGCTTCAGCAGGGTCACCCCGCTGATGGCGACCGCCGAGCAGGCCAAGCGCCTGCGTCGGCTCGGTTTCAAGATCCGCGCCGGCAAGACCAAGCGCGGAGGCCAGCGCTGGCTGCGGCCGTCCGTGGACTGGATCGCCCAGAACATCAAATACAACCAGGCGGGCCTGCTGATCCGCCTGCTCAAGCAAGAGACCCCAGGCCCCACCAGTTGGGAGATCGAGCTGCCCAAGCGCGAGTTCTTCGGCGTGGCCAACCAGCGGGAAGTGAGCGAGCTGATCGCCTACCTGCTCCCGCAAATCCTTAACTCCCCCCGCTAACGAGGCACGCACATGGCACTCGGCAAAGTCAGCGTCAACAATCTCAACCTCGGCCAGGGTGCCGTGACCGAGATCGAGCGCTATTTCCTCTTCATCGGCCCGGCCGCGGCGAACGTCGGCGAGCTGGTCCCCCTGAACACCCAGAGCGATCTGGACGCCATGCTCGGCGCTGCCGACAGCGACCTGAAGACGCAGATCACCGCGGCACGCCTGAACGGCGGCGACCGCTGGGCCTGCCTGGCGGCGCCGATCAACCCGCTGACCGGCAGCTGGGAAGAAGCGCTTGAGCTTTCCCAGCAGCAGGGCTTCTCGGTGGAGGCGGTGGTGATCACCACGCCGGTGACCACCGGCGGTGAGCTCGCCGACATGCACGACGCCGCGGTGATGGTCACCAATACCTACGGCCGGCGCCTGTTCGTGATGGCGGCGACCGCCGGCATCGACCCTGCCCTGCAGAGCTGGAACCAGTACCTCACCGAGCAGCGCGCCATCGTCCAGGACCTGGCCGCGCCGCGCGTGCTGGTGGTGCCGCAGCTGCACGGCAACGACCTGGGCGTGCTCGCCGGCCGACTGGCCAACGCGGCGGTGAGCATCGCCGACAGCCCGATGCGCGTGGCGACCGGTGCGCTGATGGGCCTGGGCGATGTGCCGGTGGACGTGAACGGCATCCCGCTGCCCTCGGCCATCCGCGCCGAACTCGATGGCGCGCGCTTCAGCGTCTCGCAAACGTACCCCGACTACCCGGGCGTGTTCTGGGGCGACGGCAACATGCTCGACGCGCCTGGCAGCGACTTCCAGGTGGTGGAGTACCTGCGCTTGACCGACAAGGCCGCGCGCCGCGTGCGCGTGCTGCTGATCCAGCGGGTAGCCGACCGCCGCCTGAACAACACCCCCAACGCGATGGCTGCCGCCACCAGTGCGCTGATGGCGCCGCTGCGCGCCATGTCGCGCTCGGTGCAGTTCGCCGGGAACGTGTTCCCCGGCGAGATCGAGCCGCCGAAGGACGGCGACATCGTGCTGGTGTGGCAGAGCACCACCAAGGTCGAGGCCTACCTGAAGCTCAAGCCCTACAACTGCCCGAAAGACCTCACGGCGAACATCGCCCTCGACCTTTCCAACGACTCGGAGTAAGCGCGCATGGCTCGCATTGGTGGCAAGAACTTTGACGTGAACCTGGGCGATCTGCTGGTCCACGTCGAGACCTGCACCCTGGACATCACCGACAACACG